GCGCGCGAAAAATCGCGGAGATCTTGGACATCCTTGCCGAAACCCTGGAATCGCCGGACGAAAATCTGGAATCTGTACCCGGTCACGCGCGTCCGCACACGTTGCGTTAGCTGCATGCGAGTTGCCTTTATATCCATCACACAGGTGCGATCATGAGCGACAATGATGACACCGAGTCATTCCCGGACGCGTTCTGCCAACGTGAAACATCGTTAGCCGTACTCGTCGCGGTGTACCTCCCCGGCGGCCGCCAGCGGTCCGTGTGGATCCCTAAGTCCGTGATCGCTGACACGTCGGAAGTGTTTGACGCTGGCGATCACGCATCGGGCACGTTGATCCTGCTTTCGTGGTTTTGTACCAAGGAAGGGTTGAGCTGATATGTCCGGGGCCCCGGTGTCAGGTGCGCGGCCGATCGTGGTTCAAAACGAGGGCCAGCGGCTGCTACTCGAGGTGCCCGGCACGCTCACCGAGATCGCCGCGTCGCTAGGCATGCGCAACGCTGAAGTGGTGTTGCAGTGGCGGCGGGGCATTCGGATCCCCGGCCCGAACACGGCCACGAAAGTGAATACCGTGTACGGCATCCCGCCGCGCGCGTGGCGTGAGGCCCCGACGATCACCGCGATGGACGCGTCACCGGACGCCATACCGGCCGGGCCGCTCCCCGCGGGCATGGTGATGCGCGGGGCATCCGCGGGCGTCCCCGAGCCGCTGGCGCACTGCATCGAGCTGCTAGGCGCGGTCCGTGCCGAGCGGGGCCGGCCGGACTTGCGGCCCCGGGATCGCGTGCAGCTAGCCAACGTGGAATCGAGGATCCTAGCGTTGCGCGCCAAGCTTGAGTCCGACACCGAGCTAAGTGAGGCCCGTTTCGTCCGCGATCACCCGGCGTGGAAGCGAGCGCGCGCTTTACTGCTCGATGCGCTGAAGGAACACCCGTTAGCGGCCAAGTCGGTGTTGCATGCTTTGGAGCGTGCTGGTATCTAACACTCTAGCTCATACGTGACCTAAGCCCCGACGCGGACCGCCCCCGCGTCGGGGCTTTTGTCGTTTGACGTTGCTCGCATCGCGCGCATGAAGTTACATGCATCGATGTGACGTCCTCACTCGCATCCGAGTTACGCAAGCGCGTCACGCAACGCTTGCCGGACCGTTTGACGTTTGCGGACGATCTGGCGCGGCTACTCACGCACGCCAAGCTTGACGACGAGCGGCTGATCTTCCCCGATCCGCTGTACCGCGACGATCCCGCGGGATTCTTTCGTCAGGTACTCGGGGTGGAGCCGTGGGAGCGGCAAGTTGAGATTCTCGAGGCCGTGCGCGATCACCCGCGCGTAGCCATCGCCAGCGGGCACAAGATCGGCAAATCCGCATGTGCCGCCGGGATCGCGCTTTGGTATTTCGCCAGCTGGCCCGACGCCCGCGTAGTCATGTCGAGCACCACGGCACGCCAAGTGGATCAGATCCTATGGCGCGAGATCCGCATGATGCGCGCGCGGTCCGGCCGGTGCCTGGACTGCAAGGCCGCCGATCCGGATGGCCTAGTGATCCCGGTGCCGTGCCCGCATTCCGCAATCCTCGATGGGGATCAGGGTGAACTAGCGCGCACTGGACTCAAGTCGCGCACCGACTTCCGTGAGATCGTCGGCTTCACCGCACGTGAAGCGGAAGCAGTGGCCGGGATCAGCGGCCGCAACTTGCTGTACATCATCGATGAAGCCAGCGGCGTACCGGATGTGATTTTTACTGCGATCGAAGGCAACCGTGCCGGCGGGGCCAAGATCGTGCTGTTCGGAAACCCGACGCGGAACGAAGGCGAGTTTTTTGATGCTTTCTACGGCAAGTCAAAGCTCTACCACACGCTACGCGTATCGAGTGAAGAGACACCGAACGTTGTCAACCGTGACGTGCGCGTGCCTGGACTTGCGACGTGGGAATGGATCGAAGAGAAACGCGAGGAATGGGGCATCGACTCGCCTATGTATGCGGTGCGCATCAAGGGAGAGCATGCACTAGCTGAAGAGGGAAAGATCTTCAGCCTGCACATGATCGAGCTGGCGGAACAACGCCACGCTGAAACACCCGAGGCCGGTCGCTTGTTTCTAGGCGTGGATCCCGCCGGTGAAAGTGGCACCGGTGATGAAGCGGCATTCGTCGCACGCCGGGGCATTCGACAAGTGGCGATGCAAACGCGGCTAGGACTCACGCCGATCGATCACTTGCACCACGCGCTCACCATGCTCGCGGCACTGCGCGTGCCCCGCGAAACGCCCGTGATCGTCGTGGACCGTGAGGGCCAGATCGGACATGACACATACCTAGCCATGCGCGACTATCAGAACGCGCACCCCGAAGCGTTCGAGCTAGTGGCCGTGCGCGCGGCCGACAAAGCCCACCGCCAGCCGCACATATACGATCGCATGCGTGATGAACTGGCGGCCAACCTAGAAGCGTGGTTTAGGGACGGCGGGGCCATTCTCGAGGACACCCGACTCGAACGCGACTTGCACGTATTGCAATGGAAGTACGCGGCCAACGGCAAACTCAAGGTGATCGCCAAGGACTTGATCCGCAAGATGCTAGGCCGCTCACCGGACCGTTACGACGCGCTAGCGCTGGCGACATGGGAGCCGCTATCACTGCGCGATGATGATGATGCGCGGGCACTCGGGGCCGCCGCCGCGCAAATGGCCATGGCCGCTGATTCCGCCGGGCACCCGCCCGACGCGGCCCGTGTGTTTGATCCGTATGCAGCAAGGGACGTATGGCGCAAATAACCTATGCACGTCGATCATTGTTGTCGCTACTGCAACGCACGCACGCGCGCGACGTAGCCGCGCGGTGTCGAGTGCACCCGGCCCAAGTCACCCGGTGGATCGAAGGCACCGCGGAGCCGAGCGCACGCGCGCGGGCGGCCTTATGGATCAACTACGGGATCAGTCCGCGCGCTTGGTCCGCGTGTTGGACACCACACTGTTAGTTGCGTGTAGCTCGAACACGCCCCGCGCACATTCCTGTGCGTGTCGTTCCTATCCAACGTCACCGGGATCTTGCTCGGGCGTAGCGCGTACCAACCGCCGGTAAACGCGAACGCGACGATCTCCGAGGCCGACCAAGCCGAGATGCGCCGCGCGCTTGGCGGCCAAATGCAACTGCCATCGCAGACGATTACGCGATGGTATCTCGACATGCTCGAAATCGCGGAGTGGTCCGCGGACGCGGGCAACTTGCGCATGGCAGGCAAGCTGATGGCCGCGGCGCGTCGCGACGGCGTGGTGTCCGGCGTTCTGTCCACGCGTACCAGCGGACTCGTCCGACTGCCGCGCCGCTTCCGTGGGGACACGGACGTGGTGGAAGCGCTGTCCGTCGGGTACTCGTCGGTGCGTAGCGTGTTTGATGAAATGTTCCCGCCGGCCGAACTGGCCCTGATCGCGGCGGACGGTGAACTGTTAGGCGTCGGGATCGGTGAGTTAGTACCCGTGGCCGGCCGTGACTACCCCGTATTGACGCGGCTCGATCCGCAGTACCTGCAATACGTATGGAATGAAAACCAGTGGTATTACCTTAGCGCGATCGGCCGCCTAGCGATCGTCCCGGGTGACGGCCGTTGGATCCTCCACACCCCCGGCGGCCGATACGCGCCATGGCAGAACGGCCTATGGCGCAGCATCGGGCGTGCGTACATCCGCAAGGATCACGCGCTGCAAGCCAAGGACAATTGGGAACAGAAACTCGCCAACCCTGCGCGCGTCGCGTACGCGCCAGCGGGAAGCACCGAGGCGCAAAAGGATTCATTTTTCAAGATGATCCTAGCGTGGGGCTACAATTCCGTTTTCGGTCTGCCGTTAGGCTATGAAGTCAAACTGTTAGAATCGAACGGCCGCGGTTACGAGTGTTTTGTCCAAACGATCGCGGACACGAACACCGAGATCATCATCTCGATTGCCGGCCAAACGATCACCACGTCAGGCGGCACGGGTTTCAGCAATCAAGATATCCACCGCGCGATCCGCGCGGACTTGATCAAGTCCACCGCGGACGGCCTTGCATACACGATCAACACGCAAGGCATCCCGGCATTTATCGCGCTGCGGTACGGACCTGAAGCGGTCCTCACAAAGCCTTGCGTAATGGAGTGGGATGTCACGCCGCCGAAAGATCGCCAAGCGGAAGCAAGCGGCATGGTCACCGTGGCGAACGCGGTCAAGTCCATCACGGAATCGCTTGCACCGACTGAAACGTTGCAACTCAACACGCGGCAAATGCTGGATCAGTTTGCGATCCCGTACCGCATGATCCCGCCCAAGCTTGTTGCAGTGGGCGGCACGGCCGGCGGTGCGGATCCAGCGGCCAGCGGCAAGCCGGCACAAGACACGGCCTTGAATGGCGCGCAAGTCGCGTCCCTGCTCGAAGTCGCGCAAGCGTGCGGTGCAGGATTGATCCCGCGCGATGCGGCCATCGGGATCCTCAAGCGCGCGTTCCTAGTGAACGACGCGGAAGCGGCCGAACTGTTGGGGAGCATCGGCACGCCCGCGTTTACCCCGGCCAGCGCCACAACGTCGGCCGGGCCAGCCGCACCCGCCCCTAACCTCCCGGCCCCGGCCGTGCCGGCACAGGAGGCCGCTTGACCGCGCCAGCCGGCACCCGCACCCGCGCGCGGTATGAGGGCCGTGGCCTACTCGCGATCGATCCCGTCGCGTTCAGTGCGGACTATGAGATCCTAGCCGCCGCCGGCACCACCGCCCCGGCCCCGTTCGAGCTGGCCGGCACCGCCGCCGTGGTGGACGTGTGCGGCCCGCTAGAGTCCGCGCCTAGCTGGCGTTGGGATTCATACCCGGACGTCTTGGCGCGCGTCCGTGCGGCGTGTGCGAGCGCGGCGGTAGACACCGTGGTGTTACGCATCGCGAGTCCCGGCGGGGACGTGGCGGGGTGCTTTGACACCGCGCGCGCGATCCGCGCGGCCACCGACGCGGCCGACAAAACCCTGATCGCGTACGTCACCGATCGCGCGTGTAGCGCGGCGTATGCGCTGGCGTGCGTGTGTTCCGAGATCTGTCTATCGGACTCGGGGATCGTCGGATCGATCGGCGTACTAAGCACACGTGAAGATTGCAGTGAACGCCTAGCGGCCAGCGGCGTGCGCATCGCGCTCACCGCGTCCGGCACGAGCAAGGCCGATGGACATCCCGCGCAACCGATCACGGATGGGGAACTGGCGCGCACGCAAGCGCTAGTTGACTCGATGGCGGCCGTATTCTTTGCGCTCGTCCGCAAGCATCGCGGCATAGACGCGCAACCGCTGCAAGCTGGCGTTTACCACGGCGCAATGGCCGTGGACGCAAAACTCGCGGACCGCGTGGTGTCTTACACCGCGCTGTTAGCCGAAATCAATAACAAGGACACTAATGCTATGGCCGATGAAGAAACGCCAACGCAAGCAGCACGTAAGATGCTGCAAGCGATCGCGGACGGTGAAGACAAGGATGCTGCCGCGATCGCCAAGCGCGCGTTAGCGGCTATGGATGAAAAGCCAAAGCCCAAAGATGAAGAGTCTGATCCCGGTGCTGAGGGTGACGATTCCGAAACCGCGGAACATGAGGAACCGGACGGTGATGAAGCCGCGGAATCCGACGAAGCCAAGCCGGCCGCGCGCGCGTCCGCTCGAGGCCGCGCACCGCGCGTCACCGCGCGCACCGACTCGTCGGCGCTATCGATGGCCGCCAAGGCACACCGTGAAGTGCACGCGCTACGCGCCGAGCTGCGCGCGCGCGACGAGCGCGAGCAACGCAACGCACTACTCGCCACGCGGCCGGACTTCAGCGCGGACTATCGCGCGGTGTTGACCAAGCTTCCGCTCACGGAAGTCCGCGAGTTGATCCGCACCACGCCGCGCGCACCGGCCACCGACGCGAGCGCGGCCGCGGCCCTCGCCGCCACCCGCGCGCACGGTACGCGCGGTGACGCCACGGACACTGATAGCCCCGTCGGGCACTTGCCGCCGGCCGAGCGCGCGGCCTTGGACGCACGCATGGGCCTCACCGCGATGGCACCGGGCGTCCGCAACACACCATTCAAACTGACACTAGGCGAGTCCATGCCCGTGACGGCACCGCCAGCAAAGCAAGGGGGATCTAACAATGGCTGAGCGCATGGTGATTAAGGCGTACTGGGGTTACCACCTCTACACGCTCAAGTCCGGCGTGCTCGCCGAAAAAGGCAAGCTAGCCGCAATCGATACCGCGGACGGACTGGTGACCAAGGGTGCAACTAGCGCCACGCTGATCCCGATCGGCGTGTTCGCTGAAACACTCACCGGCAACGGCGTGTTGCAGATCCAGGTCGAGCTGTTTGAAGAGATCGTGGCGCGGTGGTGGATCAACGACACCGGTGCACCGGTGACGGCGGCCATGCTCGGACAAGCCGCGTACATCAAGGACGATCAAACAGTCACGTCACTAGCCACTGGCGCCAGCAAGCTAGGCACTGTGTTGGCTGTTGACACCGTCAAAGGCGTTTTGGTTCATAGCCGCTACCCGGTTGCATAAGGATCAGGTCTAACACATGCCCGCAATCACCCCATCGTTCATGTGGGATCTCGAATCCAACATGCGAACGATCACATCACGTGAATACGATCGCTTGCTGTCTAATTTGTGGTGGCGTCGGATCGCCAAGGAAATGCCCTCGAGCGCCAAGCGCGAGCGCGTTTCATGGCTGCTCGACACCGCACGGATCCAGCGTACCGGCAAAGGCGGCAACATCGAGTTTGAAGATATCGTCGCGGTCACGCACGAAGCTGAAAACTTGAATGCAGCCGCCGGCCTCGAGATCAAAAAAGAACAGTTCGAGGATATCGACGGTAACGGGATCGACTACTCGTCGCAGTGGTCCCGTGAAATGGGCGCGTATGCCGCGTACTGGCCGCAAAAGATGGTGGCGCAAGCCATCCTCGCCAACCCGGTCACGTACGACGCTAAGACGTTCTTTGCGAACAACCACCCGGTGAATCCGTTCAACACCGGGGCCGGCACGTACACCAACGTGTTCACCGCGGGATCCGGGCCGGGGCCGTTGCCGATCGACGGTAGCGTCACCACCGACGTCGCCGTGGCCAACGTAGCAAAGGCCATTGCATACACGGCTTCACTGCGCATGCCTAACGGGGAGGACCCCCGCATGCTGCGCGTGGCTTACTTGTTCGTCCCGCCCGCGCTCACCGCGCGCGCACAGCAAATCACGAACGCCAAATTCATCGCGCAAGCGGCCACGGGTGGCGCGGGTAGCGGTGACGTCGACGCGGTGATCCGCAACTTTGGCCTTGGCCAACCGATCGAGATCCCCGAGGTGGGGGCCGGCTTCACCAACGGATCGGACACCACTTGGTACATCGGTATGGAGGACATCCTGACTAACGAGTTAGGGGCGTTCAACTATATCAATCGCGAAAGTTTCAGCGTGCTTTTCTACGGGCCGCAAACGGACGCACAGCTTGCGCGCATCCGACGCTATCAGTGGACCACTGAAGGCCGGAACGTGATCATGCCCGGTCACCCGTACTTGTTGTTTAAGTGCATGGCGACCTAACACGTGAGGTGATCCGTGGGCACCGTGCCGTATCTATACCTAGCCAGTTTCAGGCTGATCACTCTAGTGCCCGCGGATTTCATCGACGAAATCGAGCAACGCACGCCGGGGTGGATCGATCAGCGATTGATCATCCACTCGGCGTTTCTCGATTCACGCCTAGCCAAACGTTACGAAGCACCCTTCAAACCACCGTACCCGGTGGCCGTCACCGAGTGGGTTTCTAAACTCGCGGCCCTTGATTGCTGGTTACGCCGCGGCGTGTCCGCGACGGACGAGCAGTTTATCGAATTCAAGGAACAAGCCACCACCGCACTCGCGGACATCAAAGAAGCGGCCGACGCTGAAAAGGGATTATTTGACCTACCGCTGCGCGCCAACACCGACGCCAGCGGCGTGACGCAAGGATTTCCACGCGGGTACTCGGAACAATCCCCGTACGTGTGGACGAACATTCAAGGCCGTGCCGGACGATCGGAAGATCAGAACACCTAAACCGTGGCGGAAGATCTAACACTACAGACGATCATTGGACGGATCGAGGATCTCCCCGATGCCTTGCTGCGCGATCAGATCGTCAAGCTGGCGGCCGTGGTGCGCGTCGAACTGGATCGCACGCTGGCGGCCAGCTCCACGCCGTACGGCCAACCGTGGGCCCCGCGCAAGCGCGGCACCCGGCCGGTGTTAGTCCACGCGCGTGACAACGTGATCGTGCGCGGGATCGGCAATCAGATCTTCGTTCAGGTATACGGCCACTACGCGCGGCACCACCGCGGGTGGGTCAAAGGCGGCACGCAACGCGCGATGATTCCGCTGAAAAACGAGCGGCTCCCCGCGGCCATGCTGGACGCGATGCGGCGCGTAATCGACACGGCCACGCAACAAACAATGGCCGGTGCCGCGTGACCACTCAACTAGCGTTGCCGTGGCTATACGAACAAGTGACCGCGCACCTGCTCGCGGACGGCACACCCGTGGTCAGTCAGTTCGGGTGGAGGATCCCCGCGCAACAGGTCTACGGCAACCGGATCGCATGGGTACCCGGGGATCCTCACGGTGCGATCGGCACCATGGGGCCACCGCGCAACCCCGGCGGGGATCCGCGATCGCTGGGCACCTTGAGTGAACTGTTCACCGTAACGATCAACGGCCAAGATCCCGCGGAACCCGAAAACGAGCTGAAGCAATACAGCATCGTTAGGTACCTGCGCGACGCGTGGTACCGGGCCGTCTATCACGTCGCACACGGCGTGTTTGATGTGCGGTACGAAGAGTGGATCACGACGCGCACGGAACGCCGCCACGGGGCGGCGCTGCGCATCGTAACCGAGTTGCAATCGGCCGTGTGGGATGTGCCTTACCCGGAAACCGGCACCGGGTACGCGCCGCCGGACACCGGGGCCGTGATCGATGTGATCGAGCTGGACGTGATCGAGCAAGTGATCGTGCACCCGACGGACACACCCTAGAAGGATCTAACAGTATGACGTTACCGCAAGTCACCATCACAGAAATCGATGGCGCATTGGGAGTGCTTCCACCGTCCGCGGGACGGCTGATCGCGTACACGGGCCCGTGCGAAAAGGGCCCGATCGCGACGCCAGCCACGTTTGCGCGGGTGACCGATCTGACTAACAACTTCGGGCAAGGGCCGCTAGTCGAGGCCGCCGCGCACTATATCAACACCACGGGCAACCCAGTGGTGATTTCGCGCGCGGACACCACCACGCCGGGATCGGTGAGTGCAGTCACCAGCACCGCCACCGGAACCGCCGTCGTGACCGTGGCCGCGGCACCCGACAACGCGCCGCTCGATGCCTATGAATACGTGATCTATGTCGTAGCCGGCGGCACGGTCGGCACG